AATGATAAAATTTTTCGGAAAGTTGTCCGACAAACTGCCGTATTTAATCACATCGGCGGTGATTTTGCTGTTGGCGGTAATGATGTTTGTTGTACTCAACATTACCGTCGATTTCAAATCGCCACAGTTTTACGCCGAACTCGGATTTGGGTTGGTGTTGCAAATTATTATGATAGCAACGTGGATACCGCAAGGAAAAGCGGACGGCTACAAAATACCCGAAGTTATGCAAACGACGGAAGCGGCAAACAAGCGTATGGAAATAGCAAAAGACAAGACGAAATACACGGACTTGGCACAATACTGCAAATTCGCAACCGCCGAGAACCGCCGTGTATACGTTATCAACAAGTGCGCTAAATTCGGCGTGGACTATGAGCGGTGGCAAACTGACGAGGAATACCACAAGGAATTCGCGCGCCCCGAACGCATAGAAAGCCGTATAAAGGGCGTAGAACGGCGTTCGCAGTCGGCTGTAAAACAAATCAAGGACACGGAAATTACCGCCGTAACGTCTGTTAAACTCGTCTACGACATCAAAAATCACACAGGGCAAGAGGAATTTTGGCGATTGTTCGCAAAAATACTGACTTCAATAGTTACATCCCTTGTCGGCTCGTTCTTTTTGTTTGAAAATGCAAAATTCTCGCTCAACGGCTTGATGAAGTTCGTGTATTGGGTTGCCATCATCGGTATGACGATATTCTACTCAATTCGGACAGGACGTAGTCTTATTTCGGGCGCACACAAAGACTATTTGTTGCGCTTGATAGATTTTCTCGACCGCTACGAGGCGTGGCTCGTGGAAAATGGCAAAAAATCGTTGACTTTTTAATAATCAAGTGTTATTATATTATCGTGAAACCTTACTATTTGCTATGTTTCACATTCAATATTCTCCTTTGTATTTTGTAAGTACGGCAAAAAGCACTCGCCAAGGGTGCTTTTTTTGTTGCAATTTTGCCGAAAAAAATTTACAAAAATTTATAAAAAAATGTTAAAAAGTAGTTGACATTTTCCGACGATGGGCGTATAATAAGCGTGTACCGTGGGAAACGGACAAAGGAGAATGACAAAAATGCCGAACATTTACTATTGGTTAGGAACATTTGCGCAAATGAAAAATGGGTGCAAAAACAAAAAGGCGGTAAAAGCCTATTGGGACGTCGGTTGTTGGGCGTATGGAAAAGAAAATCTCGTAAAAGCGGCAATTGATATTGACGAATACGAGGAAATAAAGGAGTATGCGATATGACAGAATACGAAGAAGTGGCAAAGCTGATTTATAAAAAACGTTCACAACTATCCCGAACGAAGAAAAACGAAACAGCGGAACGCTTAGAAGCGGAAATTGCGATGCTTGTGGCAAAGCGAGATACATTGCCGAAACCCGAACGAGGGAAGATACAAAATCACATTCGCAATTACTACAAGCCGACACCTGCGCCACCGTTCCGAATTTACGTCAACAAAATGTCGGATGTAATGAGATTTGTCCCGACGGCGTATTTGTTCGTAACGCCGAGCGGAAGTTTCAACGGAAGCACGAGCTGGATGTTTGATAGGGGCGGACAGCTTGACGGTGACGGCTACCGAACAACAAAGGTAGCAAGTTATAAGACATACGATTAAAAGGGGGTGAAAAAATGGAAACACTACGAGATAAAATGATAGCGTGGCGAGCGAAAAATGGCGTAACGCTTGAAGAATTGGCACAGCGTTGTGGACTTACTTATGTTACAGTACAGCGCATTGAAAGTGGCAAGGGACATCCGACGAGAACTACCGTCGCCAAGATTTTGGCGGTAATAAACAAGAAAAAATAGGAGGCATTATGGAACAAACAATGGCACTTTCGGGAATGTTTGCGCTGTAAACGAAATAAAGGAGAATATGAGAAATGGCAAGATTTAACGAAAAAACAACCGAAATGGGACTGCCCGTAGTCAATACGGCAAAGTACAACGAAAGCAAAGCGAAAGCAATCGAAATGATTGATAGCAAAAAGTATGGCTTGACCGACGGCGACTTTTGGATATTGATGAACCAAACAAAAGCAAAAGACAAAATGCTTTACACAGGCTTGATTATAAGCCACAACGGGTGCTTGAAAATCAACGACACGTTGGAAACGAAATTCAAACCCGAGTGCGTAACGGTAAATCAAAACGGCTATAAAAACAGCCTTGTCTTTACGTACTGTTGCCCCGAACAGGGCGTGTACGAAGTCGGCGAAGTCAGCGCAACAAACTGCAAGAACGACTACCCCTACGCAATGGCGTTTAAGCGGTTGCTTGACCGTGTGGTACTTAAACTCAGCAAGTTGGCGTATTCGGGCATTTACTCCGAAGTGGAAGCCGACGAATTTGTGGAACAAAAACCCGACACGCCGACGGAACGCAAAGCTACCGAAGAACAAATACAACTCGCTGTTACGTGCGGCGTAGATTTCGACCGTGTAATAGCGGTATACAACAAGCAAAGCAACGCCAATATCACAGCTCCGCTTGATTTGCCGTATGACATACTCAATCGTGCCATACTCAAAAAGCAAAACGCAAAAACGACAGCCGAAGCGCAAGAGGTGTTCAAATGATAGTACTCGACAAAGACGCCCACACCTACTATGTGGACGGCATAAAAGCAAATACAAGCGTAACACGGATGTTGCACGAGCAAGGACTTGCGCCCGACTATTCGGGCGTTAGCCAAGCCGTGCTAAACGCCAAAGCGGAACAAGGCACGAACTACCACGAAGAAATCGAACACATCGTCAACGACGGCGTAGAACCCGTCAGTCACTACGGCGAGCTATTCAAAAAGTGGTACGACGAAAACGTACAAACGGCAATTGCGGAAAAGACATTCGCGTACAAAAAGAACGGATACATCATATGCGGTAGCGTGGACTTGCACGGTACGCTAAAAGGAACGCTCGAACCGTTCGTGGCGGACTTCAAATTCACCGCCACTTGCCCAAGGGACTACGTAACGTGGCAAACAAGCGTGTACGACTTAATGATTGAGAACACATACGAGCATTGGGCGACGGCACAACTGTATTGCTTACACTTCAACAAAGGCAAAATGAGAGTGTACGAACTCGACCACAAGCCGAACGCCGAAGTGCAAGAGCTACTCGACCGTGAGTGCGACGGTGATTACTACCTCGCCCCGATACTTGCACCACAAGACGAAAACTTGCCGAGCCAATGGGAAAATGCAGAGCTTGCGCTAATCGCCATGCAAGAGCAAATGAAAGCGCAAGAAGAGCAATGCAAAGCGTTCCGCTCGAAAATGGCGCAAGCTATGGAGCAACAAGGAATTGCATACTACAACGGCGAACACGTCCGTATTACTTACGTAGCGGCGCACCCGACCGACCGAGTAGACACGGCGAAATTAAAAGAGGAATATCCCGACGTTTACGAGAACTGTATAAAAACAACACTTTCCAAAGCGAGCGTAAGGATAACGGTAAAGAAAAATGGCGCAAATCAAGATTAACGACATCGGACTGTTTAAGACGTTTGACGGCACGTGGCAAATGAGTTTGCTCGTTGACGATAAATCGCTCACGACGGCACAAAAAGCCGTTGACAACGCAAAAGAACGGCTCACAAGCGGCAAGGATGTCGGAATTGAGGTTGACCGCCTAAAAAAGCCAAGAAGTATGAACGCAAACGCCTATTTCCACGTACTTTGCGATAAGATTGCGGAGAAACTCGGCAGTACGCTCGACGACGTAAAAACACAGCTCGTAGTTACATACGGCACGCCACTTTACAGCGTTACCGTCCCGAAATCAGCCGACATCGGCGAGTTTTGGCGATACTACCGTTGGATAGGCGAGGCGGACGACGGCAAGAAAACATACTTGTTGTATAAGCAAACACACACGCTCGACACTAAGGAAATGGCACGGCTAATCGACGGCACGGTATCGGATGCCAAGTCGCTCGACATCGAAACAATGACACCGCAACAGCTTGCGGAAATGAAAATACAGTGGGAGAATGAATATGGCAAATGCGATTGACACACAAGACAAACAAGTCGAACTCCACCTCAAACAATACGGCAGTATTACGAGTTGGGAAACAATCGAAAAGTACGGTATCACGAGATTGTCGGCACGAATCTACAACTTGCGCCGAAACTACAATATCATATCCAAAATGATGACGACAACGAACCGCTATGGCAACACCGTCAACTATGTACGCTACGTGTTTATGGGAGCAAAAAATGCCGACGAAATATAAACCGAGCGTGTTGCAAATCGACACCGCACATTGTTACTTGTGCGGACGGTCGGGTGCATTAGAATGCCACCACATTTTCGGCAAGTATCAGCGCACGATGTCAACAACGGCGCAAGGATTTACCGTAATGTTGTGCCACGACTGCCACAACGAGCGTCCGAACGGCGTACACTTCAACAGAGAAGTCGACCGACAGCTAAAAGCGGAGTGCGAACGCAAGTATTTGGAAACGCACACAATAGACGAGTGGATGTCGCTCGTCGGAAGAAATTACATCGAAACAGAAAATTTAACGGAGGCTAAATAGAGAATATGAACAGCATTGCAATCAGCGGACGGCTCACACGTGACCCCGAATGTACAACAATTCAAAGCGGCAACAAATATGCCAAATTCAGCTTGGCAGTAGACCGTGTGTACCAAAAGGACAAAACAGACTTTATTGACGTTATCGCATGGGACAAGACAGCCGACTTGGTGGAACGTTACCTTGTAAAGGGCAGACAAGTCATTGTGCAAGGCTCGCTCCAAATCGATACATACGAAAAGGACGGCGTAAAACGCACCAAGGCGGTTGTTCGCGCCGACCGTGTTGAGTTTATCGGGAGCAACCCAAACACGGCGCAAAATCAAAATGACGGCGTTAAAACCGCAACTGCAACACTCACGCCGACTAACGACGACGATTGCCCGTTCTAAGAGGTGTAGCTATGGACTTTAAGCAACGCTACGCTATTATGGCGAGTAACAAGAAGAAACTACTGAAACATTTTCCGACCCTTACCGACGACAGCGGAATATATATCCTCACAAGGGAAGAGGACGGTATCAAGTATGCGTATGTAGGACAGTCAATACACTGCTTATCACGCCTTGCGGAACACCTTGTAGGGTATCAACACATTGACTTGTCACTCAAAAAGCACGGACTATTCACGGTCGACAACCCAACGGGGTACACGGTAGCGCAAATCTACTGCCCGACGGAAAAGCTCGACGATATGGAGCAACTATATATTCGCACATACGCACAGCGTGGGTATCAGTTGCGAAACCACACCACAGGCTCGCAAGGGGTCGGCAAAAAAGGAATGAACCAAAAGCCGAGCCGTGGCTACTACGACGGCAAGCAACAAGGGCGTGACGACCTCGTAAAAGAAGTGCAACGCCTATTGAAGTACGTCGACATTGCGCCCAAGGGTGGCAAGCTGTCGGAGCGGATGTATCAAAAATTTATTGCGCTTTTTTCTCCGCAAGGTGTTGACAACGGCGGAAATTAGGCGTATAATGTAAGGGAAGATTGAGTTTGTGGTCGAGGCAAATTCAGTCCACACAACTTAATCTTTAACATTACAGCGATTTGCGAAAGGTGCTCGACCCACTGAGTAGCAAGTCGCTTTTTGTTACCATAAAGGAGCGAATATGAGTGTAGTACAACTATTAGCGCAAAAAAACTTTATTACCTATTCAAAGGTGATTGCAAAACTTTACGGCGTAAACGCCGCTATTCTACTGGGGGCGATGTGTGGGTATCAATCTTGTCTCAACGACGAGGAGTTTTACAAAACGCAAGACGAAATCTCCGACGATACTTGCCTCGGTATTTACGAAATAAAGGAAGGGTTGAAAACGTTAAAATCGGTAGGCATTTTGCGTATTACTCGAAAGGGAATGCCTGCACAAAATTACTATTTCGTGGCTGCTAACAAGTTAGCTGAAATTCTGCTAACAAGTGAGGTGAAAATCACCCAACAAGATGTTGGAAAATCAGCCAACTATACAACTAATAATACTAATATAATATATACAAATAAGAAAGAAAAGAAAAAAAATAATAATAAAGGGGGTTTGGGGGGAACACAGTTGTCGATTGACGATGTTGTTTTAGCACAAAATGAAGATTTGCAAGAACCGCTACAAGAATTTGTCGAAATGCGCAAAGCAATCAAAAAGCCGATAACGGCAAGGGGTTTGGAACTCGCCGTAAAAAAACTACGGCAAATGGCGAAAACAACTGCGGAAGCCATTGAGATAATCAATCAATCGATAATGAACAGTTGGCAAAGCTTCTATCCACTACACAACGATAATGGTGGCAAACAGAGTTTTGCTAAGCAAGGAAGCACGCAAGCACTGCTCGATAGTATGAGCGAAGAAAAACGCCGTAGTATGGGCATATTTGTAGACGACGATTAAAAGAGGTGAAATATGGCGAATATTGAGGACTTTCAAAACGAAATCAACAGATTGTACCGACAAGCGATTTTGGACGAGTACAACAATACGGTGGGACATCTACAAGGAACGGTTTGCCCTATATGCAAAAACAAAGGCTCGGTGCGCAAGATTATCGACGGTAAGGTAGTTGACGAACCGTGCGAGTGTATGGGCGGTAGAGCGCAAGCGCAACAAATCGAGGAAAGCGCTTTAGGTCAGCGCACTAAAAAATGCACGTTCGCTACTTTTCAAAGAAACGAGAGTTGGCAACGCAAGATTTACGATACGGCGTGGCTATCCTCGCTCGGTGGCAACGGTTTCTTTATCGGGGGTAAGCCTGGGTGTGGCAAAACGCACATCTGCATTGCTATTGTACAACGCTTTATGGAGCAAGGCAAGAAATGCCGCTACGTAGCTTGGGGCGAACTCGTGACGATACTGAAACACTCGATGTATAGCGACAACGACACGTACAACGATACAATGGAAAAGCTCAAAAATGCCGATGTATTGTTTATCGACGACTTATTCCGAACGGAAGTGACAAACGCTGATAAAGGAGTGTTATTCTGTTTGATTGACTATCGCTACAACCAAGTAGAAGGCGGTCGCAAATTGTTTACGATAATCAGTAGCGAGCGTTATTTGAGCGAATTGTCGGAAATTGACGAGGCAATCGGACGGCGCATAGAAGCGTTGACTGAGGGGTATGCGGTGAATGTGCCGAGAGAAGAACGGTATAAATACAAAAAATAATGAGGATTAAAAATGAACCGAGTGCAATACGAAGAAGCTTTGACCAAAGGAATTAAAAAACAAACAGACAAACGGTGCGGACAGCTACTTGAAGATTTGTATGACATCGTAAATTTAATGAGGGTAATGTACCCAAGCGATACCGCAGACGATGTAAGAGAACGTATCAAAAATTGGTGCGCTATGAAAGCGAAAGATTATGGCAAAATCATAGAATATTGGAAAGAGGAAAACAAAGAATGACGTGGGGCGAAATAAAATCGACGTTTAAGCGAGTAACGCAAGATTACGAGGGGCAACTAATCGAATATGCTGACGAGTTGCATTTCAAGGCAAACAACGAGCTGTGCAACTATTACACCAACGGCAAGGTCGCTACGAAAAAGAAAGTCGAGTGCGAAGTGTACGTTATGGACAGGGCATATGGAATTGTACTCGGTGCGGAAGAAAAATCGTACTGTATCCTCGGCGGACAATCGGGACATCGCTTTGACGAGGGGCTTTTGGTGCATTTGTTGGAGCGGTATTGTTTCAAAAAGAAAACGGCAGTGCAAATGTCGTTGTTTGATATGTGAGGTAACAAAATGAAACAAACACCTAAATGGAAACGAATATTGCAAATTGTGGCGGTGGTGCTGTACATCGTTGCCCTCGTAGCGCTCGGGCAGTGCGCTATGCACGGCGTTGGAGCGTTGGCAGTAATACTCTTGGGAGCTTGGTCAAACGTGTTTCTTGCCGTTTTTGGCGGCGTTACGGCGAGTATTGCAATTGAAGAAGAACACGAGTATGGAGAAAAAATGAAAGCTTTGCTAATTGCCGAAAGGTTGAGTAAAGTCGGCGCACCGTGTGAGTTTTACGAATACGTGGACGAAGTAGCGGAGTTTTGCGACAAAGACCATAAATGTAGTAAGTGCGCACCCGATGAGTGTTGGGCGAAAATATTGAAAAATATTGCCGAAAACGGCAAGTTAAACGGCTGATTTTGCAAAAAAAATGCAAAAACGGGGTTAAAAATTGCGGAAAGGTGTATTATGAAAGAAAAATGGGAAAGTTTCTTCGGTAGTGTTTGGTTTATTGCAGTGCTTTGTATAATCGTAGTTGTTGTTGTCACTCGTTTGTGTTGGGGGGGGGCGTAGACGATATTTATAGCAAGAAAAGGCAAGAAGCAATAGATACGCCACCGTCGCAAAACTTTATTGAAGAAGACTTGGAATTTGAACTCGCAACGAGAGATGTAGTGTTGATTGATACTGAGCAAGACGAAGATGTCCTCATTGCCAAAGTTTGGGCAAACGGTGGGATATTCCGAGCAGAGTATCGTCTTGTAGAAGGCTACTTTGCATATTCGTGGAAACTCGAAAGCGTAAAAATGATTGGTGTCGGGGAAAGACCGTAAAAAAAAGTTTCAAAAAGTCGTAAAAAACAGTTGACAACAGCCGACAGCAAGCGTATAATAGGAGTGTAATCAAGGAACGGGGCACACCCGAAAGGAGAATATCTATGAAACGTGAAGAGCTTATTGTAGGTCATTTGTACGGCGACAAAGACAGAATAGAAGGCGGTATCTATCAAGGCGGATACGGTGCAGGGACGTTATCGAAATTTGAACGAGTTGAGTTTGACGAGAACGGCGTAGTTGCGACGGGCGACAACATCATACTCACCGAAATGGAACTGAAACATTGGATAGAGTGGTGACGAAATGAAAAAATACAATTTCAAACCGTGGACGTATAAGAAAATACGTGTAATATGCAAGCACGACGGAAACGTTGTTTATTGTCGCAGTTTGAGCCTTGACGGTACGTGTATGTGCGATGAGTGTATGTGCGAAAATGCCGTGGCGGTAGTAGCGACGGACAAATTTGGGCAAACAACGTATTTAGCGTTGGAAAAATAAAGCGAAAGGAGAATATTGAAATGTTGGTAAAGTACGAATTGAAACAAGGAACGGTAGAAGCGGAAATCTCGCGAGCGCAAGTGTTGGAGTACGTGGCGAGCGAAATCAGCTTTTGGAGCGGTATGATAACGCCCGACAAATTTTCGAAAGAGCAAATTGAGCTTGTAAAGACGGCGATAATGACGGGACTTGAAAAGCTCGGTGGCGACGAAGAAGAAATTTGCAAGGCGATAGGAGTTGACATCGACGAAATGCGTTGGGAGCTTGCCAAGGATGTGCTGAGCGAAGAGGATTTTGACAATTTGGACGAGTGAGGTATAGTATGACGGAGTTTTTGAAGAAATTGAAGAAATACAACGCCGCTCACGATTGGCTTGAAGCACAAGGCTTTGAGCCTGTGGGCGTGTATGGGAAGTACGTGCTTGTCACGGTGAACGGCGAGCTAAAAGACTACAAGAATTTTGCGGAAGCGGCGGAAGCGCAGGGGTGGAAATATGAGAGAAATTAAGTTTCGTGGGAAATTAAAAACAACGGGCGAATGGGTGTACGGTGACCTCGTGCGCTTGCAAGACGGCGAAAACACGATAACGGCTATCTACTACAAAGGCGAAGTTGACCCGAAATCGGTCGGGCAGTTTACAGGTTTTACCGACAAAAACGGCAAGGAAATCTACGAGGGTGACATCTTAGAATACGACGAAGCATTGGTGACGTTCCGTGACGGTACGTGGAAGTTGGAGTGGTTCGAGGGATATACGGCGAGCGACCTTGCCGACGGTTACGACGAATCAATGGAAGTCGTGGAAAATGCTTTTGATAGGGGAATAGATTATGACAAATAAAGACTACAAACGACTTACAGTATACAACGAGGAATTGCAAATACCGTGTATGACGGCTGATTTCAACGAAGAAGCGGACGAAACAATAGCAAAACACGTACAACGTCTATGTGAACTTGAAAATGCAATTGAAAACGACACGTTGGTGTTCCTGCCGTGTAAGGTGGGCGACGAATTTTGGTGGATATTCCAAGCGCAAAATCCATTTATTGTTGATGAAAGGGTACAATCAATAGAAATTAGCGAAAGAGGTATAGTCATCATAGATACGGGCGATGAAGAGTGGCAATTGAGCAGACTTTACTTTACCAAAGAAGCCGCAGAAAAGGCGTTGGAGGAGTTGAAGGAATGCAAACCATTACAGTAGAAGTTGAAATATCGGACGATGGATATTATTGTTATGAATGCCAATTTTGCAAAACAGCCGAAGATGAATTACCTTATTGTCTTATTTTTAACAAATTCTTAAATCGGTATTACGACTCGGTGTATCGTGCGAGAGAATGTCAAGAAATGAGCGGAGAATTGGAGGATGACCCGAATGTATTTTGAAATTTATGGCTATGATGACAATTGGGATATGGGAGGAAGCCACCACAACCCCAAGTTATGCACAGTAAAAGCCAATAGCAGAGTACAAGCCGAAGAATATGCTAAAACATTAAAGGGCTTTTGGGATAGTTGGCACGGTAGAGGATATATCACCGAAGTGAAAATTGTTGATTTGACGGAGGAAGAATATGACAAATAGAGAGTGGCTGCAAACGCTGTTGCGTTGACGGCGTGGCGAAGTGGTTGAAAATGGAACACAAGGAGAAAAACGAATGTTAGAGTTGAGAGAAGTCCGAAAAGAAGAGCGAGGACATCAAAAGTATCTTTATCGATTGATAAAGCGTGGCAACATCAAGTGCTACTACGCCGACGACGGTGCGTATATGTACGATGTCGCAGAATATGAAACGTGGGCAAAGGCGCACAGGAAATACGGACATTGCCAAAGGAGAAACAAGGATGAATAAAGAAAAATCGGACGTAATGAGAAACGAAAATGCGCAAACGCAAATCAAAATCAATGCGCTGACGGCAAGAAACGAACGGCTTGAACAGTTGGCGCTGCACCGTGAGCAAGACTTAAAGATTGTATTATTGGCATTCCGTGCGCACCTACTCGGCGAGGGCGTAGCGGAAAGCGAAGTGCAAGAAAAGATTGCCGCCGAAGTTAAAGCGGTCACTGAACACTTAGTTGCGGAGGTAAAAGGCGATGAAAAAGAAAATAACGGCGATTAGCCTTGTGTTTGTGTGTTTGTGTACGCTCGTATGTTTGACGGCGTGTGGTGCAAATGTGGGCGTTGAAACGGTAAGTGCGGACGAAAAGAAAGAAATCGAAATCGTGGCGAACGATAAAATCACCATTACGGTGCAAGAGCTTACCTACGACGGTTGGCGTTTGACTGAAACGGTGCAGTCGGTGAAATGGACGGAGAACGGCGCACTGATAATGATTACCTACACTAACGGTACGCAGATAATCACGTCGGCAAGTAATTACATCGTCAAGGTATACCAAAATGACAATTGAAGAAGCAAAACAAGAATTGCAGTCGGTGCGTGCGTTAGCAAGCCGTATTGCGGGGCGTAAGCGGCGTTTGTTATCGTTGCGCAACAGTACTCAGTCGGTACGAATAAGCCGTTATGGCGAAAGCGTGGGTTCGACAGACAAAGACCGTGTGGAAAGGTGTTTAGACAATTTGCGAAAGCTTGAAGAACAATTGCTCGTTGATATTCCAAAGCTCGAAGCGTTAAAAGCTGAAATCATCGCAAAGATTGAAGTTTTACCCTATCCGCAATGCGAGGTTTTGTCTCGGCATTATATCGAGGGACAACCTATTGCGGTGGTGGCGCAGCTAATGCACTATGGGCGGCGTGGGGTATATCGGATACTCAATTGCGGTATAGAACGATATTCAAAATTGTTCACAAAATGACACAAACAAAGTATTACAATAGTATTGTCAAGAAGTAGCAATAAGGGACAGCTGGAAACGGTGTGTCCCTAAAAGCGTTATTCTCCCCTCTTTTGCGCTGTCGTTGCGATTGACAGACCTTCCTTAGGACGGTTTGCGGAGTTCCGTTGAAAAATTCCGCACCTTTGGGGAGAAAAAACAAAAAAGTGGGGTAAATATGCAAGTTAAAATGCCGACGGCTGAAATGGTGGACATCTCGCTATTGAAGCCCTATAAGAAAAACACGAAAAAACACAATCAAACGCAGATAGACAACGTTTCGGAAAGTATCCGCAAATTCGGGTTTGTGCAACCGTTTGTTATTGACAAAAACAACGAAGTCATAATCGGACATTGCCGACTATTGGCGGCGCAAAAACTCGGCATAACGGAATTGCCGTGCGTAAGAGTGGACTACCTGACGGCGGCGCAAGTCAAAGCGTTGCGTATTTTGGACAACAAGCTCAACGAGAGCGAATGGGACTTGGACTTTTTGAACGAGGAATTGCCCGAAATCGATTTGACGGGGTTTGACGTGGACTTCGACTTTCAATATAGTGATGAACAAGCAGAAACAGACGAACAAGAGTATGAACGGCGCAAAGCGGAATTTGCGGAAAGAATGGCAAGCGGGGAATTAAGCGAAGATAGCAAAAAGTATCAAGAGTTTTTGGCAAAATTTGAACCCAAGAAAACGACGGACGACTGTTATACGCCTGAACTTGTTTACGACAGCGTTGCTAAATATGTGAGCGAAAAGTACGGATTATCAAGTGCTAAATTTGTTCGCCCCTTTTATCCTGGCGGAGATTATGCTGCGGAAAAATACGCAAAGGACGAAATTGTTGTCGATAACCCTCCATTCAGTCTACTGAGCGAAATCGTGCGCTTTTACGTCGGCAAAAAAGTAAAGTTCTTCCTTTTTGCTCCAACTTTGACATTGTTTGCGACAGCGAAAGATGCGAATGTTGGTAGACTTGTTGCGAATGTTGCAGTAACTTATGCTAATGGAGCAAACGTCAACACCTCATTTATCACAAACTTAGAAATGGGCGTAAGAAGTGCGCCTGATATATACCAAATTCTCAAAAAAGCAAATAATGAGAATTTGAAGTCAATGCGTAAAGAGTTGCCGAAGTATTCGTATCCGTTGGAAGTTGTGACGGCACCACAGCTGGGGATTTATTCCCGCCTCGGAATAGAGTTTGGCTTTAATGATAGTGAAAGTGTAAGTATTGCCCGCCTGGATAATCAAAAGGAAGTGGGAAAATCAATATATGGCTCGGGGTATCTTATTAGCGAAAACAAACGAGCTGAAAGGGAACGAGCTGAAAGGGAACGAGCTGAAAGGGAACGAGTTAAAAGGTGGGAACTTTCCGAGCGTGAAAAGAGAATAATTGCAACGCTAAAATGAAAGATATCAAACAAACAATAGCCTTACTAAAACTCTACCGACCGCAGTTGACACCACAACAGTTCCGCACCCTATGCGGACAGGCGAAAAGCGGCGATACGGCGGGAGCGTTAAAGGGTTTAGTAAAACTAACAGTTAAAGGGGAGTGAGTGAAAATGCCTAAAAAACCTACGGGAATGCCGAACGGGCGACCGCCGTGTGACGGGCATACGCCAAAGGAAAAAAAACGTTTCAAGGCGCAGTTCGAGGGGTTATGTCGCATACAATGTACAGAAGAAGAAATATGCGGTGTGTTGGGGTGCGATGAGGAAACGTTAGGCAGATGGTGTAAAGATAACTACGGTTGCGGTTTTTCGAAGATATACAAAGAAAAACGCCAAGGTGGCAAAGCTTCGTTGCGTAGACAACAGTTTAAGATAGCGAAAACGAACGCTACAATGGCTATTTGGCTGGGTAAACAATACCTCGGACAGACGGACGAACAAACGGTGCGAGTGGATATGGAAGATTTGAAGCCGCTAAGCGATATGTTGGGGTTTAACGACGATGAGCCTAACAGCGACGATTGATTGGCGCCCGTTTTCCGTAAAGCACAAAAAATATATTCGAAATGCGATGAAATGCAAGATGTCGGTTGCCGAGGGCGCTATACGTAGCGGAAAGACAATCGACAATTGCATAATTGCGTGTATGTATTTGGAAACTTGTCCCGACAAGATACACCTTGCGAGCGGTAGCACGATTGCTAACGCAAAAATGAACATCGGCGATTGCAACGGATATGGACTTGAACATTTATTCCGTGGCAGGTGTAAATGGGGGAAGTACAAAGAGAACGACTGTTTGCGCATCCAAACGAAGACGGGCGAAAAGATTGTAATATTTGTCGGTGGTGGCAAAGCGGATAGTTTCAAAAAAATCTTGGGTAACTCATATGGACTGTGGATAGCAACGGAAATCAACCAGCATTACGACGCCGACGAGAGCGAAACGTCGTTTATAAAAGTTGCGTTCGGTCGGCAAGTTGCAAGTCGCAACCCTAAAATTTTGTGGGACTTAAACCCGAGTTCGCCAAAGCACAAGATTTATACCGATTACATCGACAAGTACAAAGGCGGACTAATAGGTGGGTACAATTTCCAACACTTTACAATTGCGGATAATTTGTCGGTATCGGAAGAACGGCGAAGTGAAATAGAAAGTCAATACGACATTAACAGTCTATGGTATCGGAGAGATATTCTCGGACAACGGTGCGTAGCTGAGGGAATAATATATAGGCAGTTTGCGGATATGCCCGACTTGTTCGAGCGTGATTTGCAAGAAGCAAAAGAAAAGTTGTTTGCAGCTAATATCGGAGTTGACTTCGGTGGTACAGGCTCGGCAACAACGTTTGTATGCACGGAGCGACAGCGTGACGGTATATGCGTATTATTGAGCGAACGGCACGAGGAAGAATTAAATCCCGAAGAATTAACGTCCGCATTTGTAGAATTTGTCAAGAAAGCGTATGCTATAACGGGACGGTCAATGTACGTGTACGCCGACAGTGCAGAACAAATACTCATTAGGGGGTTGCGAAATGCCGTGTTGCAACAGCGTTTGCCGTGTATTGTGCGTAACGCCCTAAAACGCCCTATAATCGACAGAATACACTTCTTGTGTAAGCTTATGGCGAGTGGGCGGTTTTGGTTTTGTAGTGGTGCTGAAACCGTCAAACGGGCGATTTGCGAGGCGCAGTGGGATAGCAAACATCCCGACCGTCGATTGGACGACGGTACGACCGACATCGATAGTATGGACGCTTTGGAATACAGTTTCGAAGCGTGGATAGAAGAGCTAACGAGGGTATAATATGAAATTATTAGACTTGCTTAGAAAAGTGACAGGATATCGAAATCTTGTGCTTTACGACAACAGAGAAAAACTCGAAGAATGGGCGCAGTGGTATCGTGGAAATCTTAGCGGCTTCCACGATTACACAATATACAACGGAAAGAACCCGATAAGAGTACGCCGACTGTCGCTAAATATGGCGAAGAAAGTTTGCGAAGATTGGGCGAACTTGCTGATTAACGAAAAAACCGACATTACGCTGAGTGACGAACGGTCGCAAGAAGTATTTGAAGAAATAGCAAGGGTAACTAAGTTTTGGCTAAAAGCAAATGTCGGCGTTGAGAAAACAATGGCACTCGGTGGCGGTGCGTGGGTAGTGTCAGTCGACAATCTAAGCGCATATGCTAACGGCACGGTGGGCGACGACGGAAAACCCGAGATTGCGTTCGTTTCGGCGAAGAATATGATACCGATTACGATTGAGGACGACAAAATCACTGAGTGTGCGTTTATCAAGTTTGGAACGTCTGAAACAAGGATAGCGGCACACCTTCGCAACAAGAGTGGCGAATACGAAGTACACAACTTTGTGTCCGAAGGTGTAAATTTGGAAGGGTTGACAATTGACGACAGCAAATCGTACATTTTTAAGACAGGAAGCCGTGAACCGTGGTACGTCGTACTGAAACCGAACATTGCAAACAACATCAAACTTGAAAGTCCGCTCGGTATCAGCGTGTTCGCAAATGCAACCGATTGCTTGCGTCAAATAGACTTGGTGTTTGATAGTTACGCAAATGAATTTTTGCTCGGCAAGAAGCGCATTTTTGTAAACGTGCAAAACTCCGACATCGACCCGATTACGGGCGAGCAACACAAAGTGTTCGACGATACCGACTTGACGTGGTATAGATTGCCCGAGGCAATGGACGGAAAGCAACTCATACAGGACAACACGCAACTACTGCGTGTAGCCGAACATCAGCAAGCACTGCAAAATCACTTGAATTTGCTTTCGTACAGCTGCGGAATGGGTACGGAGCATTACAAATTTGACAAAGGCAGTATAAGTACGGCAACGCAAATCATATCCGAAAACAGCGAGATGTTCCGTAGTATCAAAAAGCAAGAAATACTCGTTGAAGATGCGCTGATTGAGCTTGTGCGCATACTGATTTACGTTTGTAACACATTCACGCCGTACAAAATGAACCCCGATGTAGACATTGAAGTCAAATTCGATGACAGCATTATAATCGACAAAGAAAGCGAACGTGCGCAGGATAGACTTGACGTGGCAATGGGAACGATGTCGAAATCCGAATACCGCAGTAAATGGTACAATGAAGATTTGGAAACGGCGGAGCGCATTATTGACGAAATCGACAGCGAAAGCATTTTTGACGGCGACGTTACGCCTGCAACGGGCGAAGAGGTGGTGACGAAATGACACCCGAACGAGCGCACGAGTGGACGGATAAAGCGTTACGACGGCTCGAAAAACGCATAAAGGCGGCTTATGCGGCAACATACAAAGAAATAAAATCGGAATTGGCGGTGGTTTTGCAAAAAATCACCGTTTTGCCGAATATGAGTTTGCAAGAAAAAATGCTTGAATTGCAAAAATACGACCGATTGCGCAAAGTATGTGCGAAACTTGCCGTAACGATACAAAGCACAACGAAAGACGTGTATAAAGCATTGGCTGAAACGCTCGGCGGAGTATATGCGGAAAATTACAACGCATATGCCAACGAGTTGGGACTGTTGCCAATTGCAATAGCAGTGGCGAGGGGCAATGTGGCGCAACAAAAAAGTCCCTTCACTGTATTAGCGGAAGAAAATCGCTCGGACAAACGCACGATTGAGCGGCAATTGCAAAGCCGTATTGTGCAAGGGGTGTTAATGGGGCGCAGTTACGACATATACGCACAAGTAAAAGCAATGCAAGAAGAATTGTTGCGAGATGCCGTTAGAATATGCCGCACGGAAGTTACACGCATTGAAAATACGGCACGGTTGGATGCAGGCAAAGAATTAGAGAAAGACGGACTGAAAGTTTGGAAACGGTGGATAAGTGAGAAAGACCGCCGTACACGCAAAGCGCACATAGAAGCACGAGGGCAAGAACGACGGCTAAATGAACCGTTTATTGTTGGCGGTGAGAAACTTATGTTTCCTGCCGATGTTTCTTTGGGCGCAACTGCTGGAAACGTGATAAACTGTCGTTGTACAATGGAATTGTTCACAAAATGACACAAAAGCCGTAATATAATGATAGTATCAAATTTTCTCGATGCCGACGAGATATAAACACGGCACGACCGCAAGTGTGAGCTAACACACGTTTAATAAAAGCATATGGCGGACGAGGGGAACTTATGGAAGAACTAAAAGCATTGTTTGGAAACGGCGCATTGACCTATGAAGAGTTTGAAACGAAGTTGACCGAGGGTGGGTTTAAGCTTGCCAACCTTGCGGGCGGAAACTACGTAAGTACTGATAAGTACAACAAGCTCAAAAAGGAATATGACGAGTACAAAGTGGCGAACGATACGAGCAAGTACGCCGACTATGAAACGATAAAAGCGGAAAACGAGACTTTGCGCACTGAAAAAACGACAGCAGAGCGAAATGCAACTCTTGCGGAAGCAAATGTTTCGGAAAAATTTCGCAAATTTGTATTGGCGGAAGTAACGCCACTCGTAACGAAAGACACCGATTTCAAAACGGCTTTGACGGAATACTTGAAAACAAACGAACAGTACGTAGAAACGGAAAACAAAAGCGCACCTGTGCGTATTAGCTCGCAAGTAAATCTCCGTGACGGCGACGGCGATGCCGCAAAAGACGCCAACAGAATAATGAACGACATTTTGAGAGGTAAATAAAAATGATTACGAAAAGAAACGTTATTGCTCTTTTTCAACCCGAAGTTGCCGAGCAAATCTTTCAAGGCACCGTAAAGCAATCTAAGGCGATGAGCCTTTTCTACCGCTTGCCCGATATGGCGACGGGCGTTGAAAAGCTCCGTGTGTTGGATGCACTTCCCGTTGCTTATTGGGTCAACGAAACCAAGAACAACGGTCGTAAAAACATCACACGTCAAGCGTGGGAAAACAAGTACATTACCGCCGAAGAGATTGCGGTAATTGTCCCCATTAAAGAAAACTTGCTTGAAGATGCCGACGTTGACATTTGGGCGCAAGTATATCCTCGCATTGCAGAAGCTTTCGGTAAGAAATTTGACCAAGCTGTATTCCAAGGCGTAGACAAGCCTAACGGATATCGTGCTGACTTGCTTACAAGCATTGCAAACGCTGGCGCACTCATCACGCAAGGCGCAAGCGAAACGTTGTACAGCGTTATCGACAAGGCAATGGCAAAGGTCGAAGAAAGCGACTATTTGCCCAACGGCATTTTGGGCGGTTTGAACTTGAAGTCCAAATTCCGTAATATGCTCGACGCCAACGGACAACCTTTGTTCAAGGAAACAGAAATCGGCGACTTGCCTCGTTACTACGTGGACAACGGTGCGTGGGACAAAACAAAGGCGTTGGCAGTTGTCGGTGACTTCCGTCAAGCAGTGTACGCTATCCGCAAAGATATTACATACAAGATTCTCGACCAAGCTGTCATCCAAGACCCCGACACGGGCGACATTCTTTACAACTTGGCGCAAGAAGATATGGTTGCTTTGCGTTGCGTAATGCGTATCGGTTGGGAGATTCCGAACCCTGTAAACGCAGAAGCACTCGACGGCTCTGTACGTTTCCCGTTTGCGGCAATCAAGGGTACGGGCGAAGCAGGTATCACAACGCAAGACGTTGAGTTTACGGTTTCCGACGGTGCGTCCTCGGGTACGAAGTATTACAAGGATGCCGAAGTCCGCATAGCAGGTCTGAAAAAACTTGCTGACGCCACGGGCAAAGCAACATTTAAGCTTCAAGCTGGTACTTACGATTACAGCGTATACCTTGAAGGATATGCTCCTGTGTTCGGCACTGTGACGGTTGAAAGCGCAAAGGTAATTGTGGCTGTCACGTTGAAATAATACGGCGAACGCCTAATAGCGTGGGGTGGGCGAATGCTCGCCCCTCGTTTTTTTACGAGGTGAAGTATGGAACTTTTAGTAACTACGGAAGATGTCAAAAATGAACTCGGAATTGACCTTGCGCAAGAATTGGGCGTGCAACCTCGGATGGCAAACAACTATTTGTTTGCAAAGCAAGAAGAAGTTTTAACATATATAGGAAATTTTGCCTATTATGGCGCAAAACAAGTACAGTATTACCTTACCGTCGCAAGATGTGTAGATGTTATAAGGCGTGCGATACTTATGCAGGTACAAGTGCTGGCGGAAAGACGGTGGGTGGAACTTGACATTGACGCGCCCAATGCGCAACAAATATCGCCGAGGGTGAAAAGATATTTGGGTGCGAGCGGACTGTTATTTACGGGACGGGTGCCGTGCTATGAAAATAGCTGATGCAGGTTATTTCGGACACCTTTTTGTAGAAGTCGCAAAGCGAGAAACATCGAGAGTGAGTTATCACTCACACCGTGAGAACGAGGGCTTCGCAATTGTTGTAAACCGCACAGGAAACGGCAATATTCCGTTTGATACGGGTAATTTGCAAAACAATATATTTGTATCAAGAGTAACACCGACGAGTTGCACAGTCAAAATGACAGCTCCGTATGCGGTGTATTTGCAGTATTGTGAATACGTCGGGCGCACATCAGTTCCGAACAATCACAAAAGCTTTTTGCAACGCTTTGTTGCGTGGGAGTATGCCAACGAAGTTAGAAAACAATTTCCGAGGGTGGAGATACGATGACAAGTCAAACACTAAGACGGTATCAATTGGAACGCAAGCACTTTTTGAGCGGTTCGATAACTTGCGGAAAAGACATCAAGGCGTTTTTTAAATATACCGTAGTAAGCAACAATAGCACACGCACGCAAGTGATACACGGGTTTGCGGCGAGCGACAACACAGTGGGTATCGAAAGCGTGGACATAGCGTTTGTCCACAACAGCGATACGGTAGAGTTGGCGGACGGTAAGAAGTACACGGTCACGAGTTTTGAGGAAAAGCCGCTCGACGAAAATCAGTTGCGGTTTTTGCCGTGGGAGCGTGTGGACAAAATTTGGAAAATAACATTGAAGAGCGTGGGGTAAAGAATTATGCTTAAAGCTATGGAACAAGAGATAAGGGAGATTTTGGGTTCGGACTATGCACTGTTTAGCGAGTTTAACCCTCAAAGCCATTACAGTGACGAGATGTTGAAGAAGTACAAGCACATCGGCGTGCTGTATTTAGACAACGGCAACCCGAATTTCGTTCCCGACAGCGCAAGTATGACACTTTACTACACGCTCGTTTTATATATGCGCATACCCGAGGGGCAAAACACGTCGGCGTTGACGGTAAACCCCCTCGAAAAGCTGAACGACGAAATGACGGGCAAGCTATACACTGAAAACGGAACGTGGAATTACGTGTTGAACGTGGGGTTGCCGACATCGGACGGAATAGCGCACCCCGACGGCGATTGCCAACGGATAGCGTACAATGTGCCTATTACGGCAATCGTTACGAGTGGAGTGCTACTGACGGACAATACGAAAATCAATGTCGGAATTTACGGAACGGAAGCGGCGTTTTTGAAAGGCGTAATAACGTGTACGGAAGTACCGACAATCGAAACTGAAAGCGCAATCTTCCTAAATGCTGGACAA